GCCCTCAGTCTAAAATACGTTTCAGATATTGCTCAGCCGTACTCTCCATCTTCTCCACGTCATCTTCGGTGAGATGCAGGAAAGGACGCGCGGGCATCTTAATTTTATACGCCCCGATAGTGTTCCACTGTTCAAAGTTGGAGCGGGATTTTTTAACGAACCGGTTACCCACTGAACCATCCTTGTTCTGGCGGTAGTAGGCTTTCTGGCTGCGGGCCGGAATGCTGATTTCCCCGCCTTCCTGATGGATGCGGGCGTATTTCACATTGGTCCCGACCGTCGCCTCATCATTCGTGCTGTACTGCGTGATACTCGCCGCCAGTCGACCGCTCTTCTGGAGAATTTTACCGCCCCGGCGCTGACGGGCATATGCCGGACTCCAGCCCATCCACGCGGGCCGCCCCTGTTGCCCAAAGTTTTCTTCAACCGCATCCCCCATGGCAGCGGCCATCTCACGCATCAGGGGGGCGCGGTTTTCCAGCTTTTTAATGAGTTCACCGAGTGAGCGCTCAAAGTCACCAATGTCATACCTGATGGCGTAGCTCATGATTTCAGCTCCAGCAGCTGCGCCGCGCGTTCAGATAACACATCGCCAGGGGTGACGGTGGCACCGGCGTTTACAAGCGACAGACGCCAGCCATCGTCCGACTGCACACCACGTACGGCGCGGGTGCCGTTCTGCCCGGAGAGGAGCCACACCAGAGCGTCATCATCAAGCCAGACACCAGCTGGCTGACGGAGCAGAACGGGAAGCTCTGACCACATCGGGCCCGGAGCCAGCCGGACATCCTCTTCGTGAATGCTTAATGTGATCGCACCGTTAACACCACGCTCTTCGAGGCGATTCAGCAGCTCAGGCTGGATACCGCCAACGCGCCTCAGGTCGCCTCGGGTCTTCTGCCGCACGCTGACGGTGTCGACCCAGCGACGCACATCATCGCTGACGGCATCCAGAACAGCAGGTTCAGACAGGGTTTCATGGATGGCCTGAGAGGCAATCCGGGGCGTGGTGGTTGCAGATTTATCCATCAGGCGCTGTCCGAGAGAAGAGAGCCAGCCCTGACCCGGATTGTGCCCGAATCCGGCATCAGGCGTGTAAAGCTCTCCGTTGAAGCGTAACGCCTTAACGTCACGGGTTTCTTTTGGTCCCCATGCCTGCTGTACCGTGACAATGTCCTGCTCCCATGATTTGACCTCAATCCCCATGCGGTCTGCATCTGCCTGAGTTCGGGCACGAATGCGGCAGCGGCAGTGGTATCCGTCAGGCGGGTACATGAATTGCCATACAGGATCGTCATAGCGGGCAGTAAAACCATTGAGTCTGGCGTGAAGTGGCCGGGTGTGCATGTCCATGACGGCCACGCGTTCCCAGATGGGGCGAAATTCCGCGTTGGCCATTTGCTCCGCATAGCGCCCGGCACCATAGGCCGCCTGCATATTGGTTTCAAAGATGGTGCGCAGACGGCGTGGCGTGAGTTGCTTACCCTCCAGAACGCCATCTTCATCGGCGACCAGCCTGGCACGGTCGGCGAGCCAGCCCTTACGGATCAACGTTGGGGTAATCTGCCGTTCGAAGTCACGAAGCGTGCCGCCGTTAACAATATGCTCGCGCAACGATTTATGAATATCCTCAAGCATATCCTGTTTAAGGACGCCCGCCACGGTGAAACTGGTGGCATGGGCGCGGGCCTCAATATCGTGCCAGTTAAAACCGGTGGCGTAGCCCTTCGACTCGAAGTAGGCAATCGCTTCTTCGGGCTTTAACCCGATGGCGTACCCCAGATCAACATCAGCTTTCAGCATTGAGTCGCCCCCAGACCTCACTGACAAACAGCGCCTGTTTTATCAGCTGTTGCAGCTGCGTATCATCCAGCTGAGGGTAACTTGCAGCAATGATATCCAGTGCCTCATCAGGGCTTTGCCCCTCTCTCAGAGCCGAAACCAGCGGCGCAATCAGCTTATCCATGGCCACCGCGATGCTCTCCCCAGGCGACGTGGCGCTGTCCAGCGCATCCTGAGCAGGGTCAACAACCTCGCCCGTGGTGCTCAGTGCCGCGAAATGGCGGAATACCGGCGTGGTGCTCAGCCCTACCGGAGAGGAAACAGCAGGCGGCGTCAGCACAGCTTCGTTCTCTTTTGGCACCGGAATCCCGACCTTTTTGTGTATCCATGACGTCGGGATAGTGTCCATCCCGGCGCGTACCAGCGCGGAAACACCATTGGCAAAGGTTTCAATGCTCTCCAGCTCACGGGTATCAAATACCAGGCGCGGCTGACGGCGCGGGCTGACGTTATAACCATTAATGGCCAGTAACATACGAATGAAGCCACGATAAAACCCTTCCAGCTGGCGGGCATCAGCGGTCAACAGATCGTGCCGGACTTCGTTATGCACATTACCAAGGGCATTTGTTGAGGACTTGCCGTCCGCCTGTGACGTCAGCGTGCCGCCGAGAATGACCTTTGATTCGGTACGTTCGCACCAGTTAATCATCGCCATGAAAGGATCGGACTGCCCCTCGGCGGCATCCTTAAATTCGATTTTGGTGTTATCAGGGATGATCCCCGAGGCGTTATGACCGATGCTGACCAGCGCCTCCATAAGTTTATCCTGTTCATCCTGGCTGGCCCCGGACATATACGACCCGATACGCGGTGGCAGCCCGTAGATTTCTAGGAACTCAGCGAGATCGCGCACGCTGTAGTTTTTAAACAGATAAGGCCAGACCAGTACGCGGTATAAGCCGGACTGCGCGATATAGCCTGACTTGGCGTTGTGCGTATGCACCAGCCAGCCAAACGGCCAGAGTTCTTCTCCACCCAGCGTGCCGGTGTTAAGACGCACCTCATCCCCGGCTTCCGGCGTGGTACAGAACCAGCGATGCGGACGCAGTTTGATTTTGACGGGAAGTTCCCACTTTTCAATCTCCTGAGCGGAAAAGCCATGCCCGATAGCTTCAGCCGCATTCAGGGTAATATCTTCCATCTCCTGAAGGTCAGCGAACCAGCTGGCCACCATCGCGGCGATCTGCTTTTCTTCCGCCGTCGCGTTCGGCGGTGGCTCGATGCTCCAGTCCAGAGTGAGCAGCGCATTCTTGCGCTTGGCCATTTCAGAAAAGATATGCCCGTCCCGCTCAACCATATCTTCGAAAAGGTCAGCCTGAGCCGCCAGGTCGCCGCGCTCAGCCGCTTCCAGAAGGCGAGGAAGCCGGGCAATGGTCATTCCCCGCGAGGGGTGAGTTGGCCAGTCGCGGTGCAGCTCGAACGTGCGGGAGGTCTGGGGGGCTTTAAGCACCTCTTTATTTAGCGGGCGACCATACTGGGCAAGAATCTGAACCATTATCAAAATCCTCCTGAAGGACCGAACCTGTCCCCGCTATGGCCACGGCGGGGAACAGCTTTAAATTCGAAATTGCCAGCGCCGGAAACGGCCAGCATCCAGAGCATATGCAGGGCATCAGGCCCGTCATCATGGTCAGCTTTGGGGAAGTGCCGGAGCTGGTCGATGAGAGTGGTCTGCGAAGGGTGCAGGCGTATCAGGCCGTTGGCCATATGTGGCTGCAGTGACTCAATGCGCAGGAGCTTATCAACCGAAGGCGTGACGGCTCTGGCAGGAACGGGGATACCCATCGCAGCGGAGCGCTTCACCAGCTCGGTGCGCAGGAACTCCTGGAACTGGACGGACTCGACCGCCCAGACTAGGCAGTTATATTCCAGCTGCAGTTCGATAACGTCAGAGATAATTTTGTCCGGCACACGCTTTCGGATACGCGCTTCGACAACATCCAGAATGCCGGTAAAGCGGTTGAAACCGCCGACCAGCAACGCAGAAGGGTCCCGGCTGTTGCCGTGTTTACCCAGGCTCGGGTCACATGCGCCATAGAAGCGCCACTCGTTAAGGCGATTGACCCAGAAATTAATGCAGCCGGTAAATGGCGCATCTTCGCCGCTGACGGGATCGTTCTGATATTCCGCATCAAAGGTACTGTGGCCATCACGGGCACGGATGAGCATCAGGGCATAAAGCGGACGCGCAGCCCATGACACAGCAGCACCTTCATCCATCTCAGCCTGATGCTCACGGTAGTATGCCTGCGCCAGCATCTGACCATCTTCGTCGTTGTTGCGCAGGATTTCTTCCCACTTATCCCAGAGCGACATATTGTGCGGCCAGCTGATAAGCGCCTTGAACCGGGCCCGCGTCCATAGCGGATTTTTAAGGGTACGGGAAAGCACGGAATCGTAGTGCAGGATTGTCCCGATATACACCACATCGAACTTGGCCCCCGCGCCGCCAAGCGGCAGGACCGTTTTTTTGAGCCAGTTATCGAGCTTGTCACGCTGCTCAGGGTTACGCACCAGCTCATCGTTCTCGATATCATCGAGCACAGCCAGGTCAGGACGATACGGGCCATGGCGAAGACCACGCAGCTTTTTACCACTACCGGCGACCTGAACCTTAATGTCGTTGCGGGTGAGGATGGTCCCGGCCTGCCAGACGCGTCCACCGCCCGTCGCTTCCGGGAAATCCATCAGCAGGCGGGGGTTAAACTGCAGTTCCGCCTTTATCGCCTCCAGCATCGGATAGGCCTGGTCGATGGAGTCCATAATGATGACCGGGTAATGCTTAAGCGCCAGCACAATGCACCAGATGACAAAAAGCTGACTCACGATAGTGGATTTGGCTTCACCACGCGGAGCCGCTATCGCATCGTTCTGGCTTCCCGTAGCCTGGATGATTTCAGGCAGACGCTTATAGAGATAGTTATGCAACTCACTGCGGGCGGCATGGCGGACATAGTGCGGAAAATAATGCTGCACAAAGTATTCAAACCCCGTTACAGGGTCAGCAACGAGGCCACGACGCGCAGCGACAGCTGCAGCGGAGGGGTCAAAGCCCACATCTTCGGCTTCAATGGTGCGACGCAGACTGGCGGAGAGTTCCGCCAGTTCGGCAAGAAAATCTTTGCTGGATAACTTAGTTCTGGCCATGATTAATTTGCCCTTAACAGCCTGTTAATAGTGATTGCGGAGTGCTTTATTAACCTCGCTGATGAAGCGGTTCATCGACTCGATGCCGGTTTTATCTCGATCAACATCGAGGCTGTAGCAGCCTGTCGACGTCGCGACGGTTACGTTTCTGCCGCCCGCGAACCGGACACCCAGCACGTCACTGGCCATCACATAATTTTCACTGTTAACCCGGATTAACTGGTCAGCCATAGTGTTGCTCCATCTCCTTGCCGAAGGGTTCAAGGATTTCCACGAACGCGGCCAGATGCTTCGGATAGTGCTCGGCGACAAACGCGCTAAGCTTCTGGATAACATCCAGCGCCACCGCCAGCTGACTCACCTCAGGCAGTATTTTCTTGTTTGCTGCGACGGCTTTGTTAAATGCATCGGCAAGGCTTGCCAGAAGCTCGACGCGCTCCCCCGGAGGGAGCTGAGACTCGGTTGTCAGCAGTTCCAGCGTGGTCTGATACTGGGTCATTAACCCGGTGAGAATGGCTCGGCCAATCTCCTCAAGACCATTCCCGGCCATAAGGTGAGCGGCGCGTAACTTGTCCCAGTCATCGCCTGCGTCCTGTGCTTCCTTCTTCCAGCGGCGAGCTGTCGCAAATGCCACGCCAGCCTGAGCGGAGGCGATTTCGAGCGACATCTGGCCGAAGATATAAGATCGTCGCAGTTTTTCCCGTGTTTCCTGCGGATGCGCCATATCACAGCTCCAGTTTTGCGCGAATGAGCAGAATGGCTACCGTGATGACGCCGCCCGCGATGCCACCTGTAATCGCACCGGCAGAGGCACCACGGCGAGCGGCATCGTCGCTGATGGTAGTGAGACGAACATCAATCCGGCTAAGCTTGTCATTAATCCCGCCCAGAATGTCCGGGCTGACGGGTGCCTGCAGGCGGTCGAGCTGAGCGGAAATCCGGCTCAGCGTTTCCTGTTCGCTCTGGCTGATTGTCGCGCGGCGGGTTCGGCGCTTGTGTCTGGCTTTCATTTGTCCTGTTTCCTGTCCAGTTTGTTATCAATGCGCTCGATAGCCGCTCGCAGCTCCCTCATCGCATCCATCATTGCGGTGTAGTTACTTTTGGCATCCTCACGGCGCTGGTATTCATCCCGGATGCGATCTACCGCCTTTTCCAGGTCGGTGATGTCTTTTTGCAGACGACGTATCCAGATGGTGCCGAAGGTCGCTGCCAGCGCCAGCGCAATCTGAAAGGCCATATCAAGAGTCATAATGTTTTTCACTTCCTGTAATACTCGTTTATTGCCTGCAGCCTGCCCTCAAGGAGCTGGCACCATGCGCCGTATTCCGCTGAAAACGACACTATTCCCGTGGGGGAGAGTCCGCCACCGGTGCCTGTGGCCTGGCCGGAATGACCAGAAGTGCCGCTGGCGGTGGCTGGCAGATGCTGACCAGCGGGGAGGCTTTCGGTTCCGGGGTAGCCGAAGGCTTCACGGAAGAGCTGCAGGCCGCCAGGACCAATGCCGGTATAACCAGGACCATCTTTATCAAGTGCATCTTTAAGCCTCTTTTTAAGATCGCGAACAGTCTCATCATGTGCCTTTTGTTTTTCAGCCAGCTCGCGGGTCAGCGCATCCGCTTTCTGCTGCCAGGCGTTCTGCTTATCTAGTGCAGCCTTCAGGTCAGTTGCATATTGATTCGCAGCGCTGAGCCGCTCCTGATCCCACTGCCGTTCTTTTTCACTGAAACCATCAGTCAGGCGTTGCTTCTCCTGGCTGAAGGCCAGCGCCTGAGCGTCCAGCTTGTTGCCTGTGATGAAGGTGCCGAACCATATCCCGCAGCCTGTCAGTACCACGACGACGAGCAGCGGTTTCCAGCTAACCTTCAGGATTTTCAGAGCTGCTTCCCACATCGCGCACCTCTCTGGCTCGTTTGATGGACATGTGTTTTGATGCCTGGCTCTGTGCCACCCATGCGCCCAGATAGGTGAGATACAGCTCACCAGGTGTTTCTGGACGGGTAACGGTGAGCCAGACCAGCACGAAGGAACTGACCAGAAAGGCCAGAAAAACGATGGTGTCTGACGTTGAGAGACGACCGGTGGCCGGGTTCGTCACCAGATCGCGCAGAGAGATCGTCATAGCGCCGCCTTGGCGACATTCAGCCGCGCCACGCGGTCGGCCTGACCTTCAGCCGGAGGGTTGATACGGCGGGTGACAGCCAGAAAATCGCCTTTGTCCGCCAGCTCATTGCAGCCATTAGCCTTCCAGTACCAGGCCGCGCTGCGGGCTGCGTTGAGATACTCCAGTAACAAATCGGGATTAGCGATGAGATCGAGACCCAGCGCCTTACCACAAAGCAGGTAATTATTGCGCAGGGTAATCTGAATCAGGCCACGCCCGCGAAAGCGCCAGCCATCGCCTGATGCTTCATTACCGTTACCACCCTGATTTGCGTAAACATAATTCGCCATTTTTTCAGGGTTACGGGTATAGCGGCGGGCAAATTTAAACTCACTGGGCTCTATAATACGA